CTCATTGATCATCATCATCTTAGGAATAGGCCCTGAGGCTTGACCCCCTGTACGCTGGATAGGAGAACCTTCAGCACGATAACGGGAGTAGTCAGCGCCAATACCTCCGCCAGTCATAAGGCAACTCTCAGCTTTCCAAGACAGGTTAGCCCAATCCTCTCGTGTATCCTCTTCCGCCCGTAGCAAGTAGCAGTTGTTAAAGAACTTGTTAAGGCGACCCGCATAGTACAGGTAACGACCCCCCGGTAGGAACTTCATGTCTCGCATGAACTCGGACAGCTTTTGCTTATCCTCTGGTGTCACTACCATACCAGCAGCACTCATAACATCTTCTACGAGAGTTCTACACAGAGCTTCCCAAGTCTCCGCACCCTCGTGTTTATATTTGTGGTTAAAGATGTCCTCAGAGAACTTACTCCGGAACATAGGGTTTAGGTTAGATTTGTAACTCATTCATTTTCCTCTTGTTTCTTTAGTTCAGCGAAAAGCCTTTAGTTCTTCTAGCTTAGTCATTAGAGTTATCCCTTTTTAGTTTTCGTAGAGCATCTCGGCATCGCATATATGTCTCGTGTTCAAGACCCCACGTAGGGTCCACCATAATGTCCTCCAAAGCCTGAGTAGCCACTTCTACCTTAGTTTTCAGTTCTTCTAACTTAGTCATTAGAGTTGTCCTCAATAAGGTATTTAGTAAGATACTCATCAGGGTCGAAACCAGCCTCCTCAAGGTTTTCTCGGGTTGCGTGTACAGCACCATATTCGGCTTGGTTTTCACTTTCCTCTTTCCATCTCCAATAAGCTTCTTGATCCGCAGACTCTTGATTCTCTGACTCGACCACATCCCAGCTCTCACCCCAACCAGCGTCCCAATGGATTAAATAAGTCCTAGTTGCCATACTAATTACCCCTCCCCCGTGAATCCTTATCTTCTCCTAACCATACCAAACGATCAATGTCAGCACGACTAATACCAATGTCTTGTAACTCCTTGTCAGTCATGCGGTTGAGTTGCTTGATAGCTTCCCGGTGTTCCCGCCATGTTGCCAAGTAATTAACGTATCTCCAAAACCAAGTCATTAGTAGACCTCCTCGTGATAGACTGTGTAGCCAAGGAACTTAAGAAGCTCTACGAAGTTCTTTTCCCCTCCAGCCCCTAGATCATCGTGACTCCAAGAGCTAGAGTGTAGAACTCGATCACCGTCCGCATTTAGAACTTGGATACTATGCCCATCACATTCGGAATAAACTTGAATACATACGTCTTTATCGTCAATATATTTCACAAAGCTCATCTAAGTTGAACCCCTATCATTTCAAGAGTGAATACTGCCACAACAACAGATATCGCAGCCTTTACGACTATGCCTAATAACAAACCAAATGTTTCCCCTAACGTAGCATAAAGACTATAAGCTATACGCTTATGTTCCTCTTCTCGGTGTAGCTTACCGTTCAAGTACCAAGACTTAGAGCCACTAGCATACTCTACAGCAGGCCCATCTTCTCGGTGTAGCTTACCGTTCAAGTACCAAAACTTATCGCCACTAGCATACTCTCTAGCAGGACCATCTTCCCGGTGCAGCTTACCGTTCAAGTACCAAGACTCAGAGCCATTACCCCAAACTTTTACTGTGTATTCAATCATCTATTGTCTCCCGACCCTTGAATTTTACCACGTTGTTTACGACTAGAGAGCTTATCCATGTTCTTCTGAATAGTGACCTCAGGGTCTAAGTCTAGTGCCCCATGCAGAGCCACCCAATAGAAAATAACGTCCCCTAGTTCCTTTTGTACAGCCTCTTCATCCAGAGTGTTGTCACGAAAGAACTTCTTGATCTTCTCCGCTACTTCTCCTGCCTCACCCACAAGACCTAAAGCGTTCTCAGCTAGTCGGTCCCTGCCATATGTGATAACCATGTCTTCTACGAACTCTGCATATTCCCTTAAGTACTCTTTCATTCTACTACCTTTACTTGCTTACCTAGAGCTTTATTGATTTCCTCCATAGTCATTTCGATGACAGGTGAAGTCATACGCTTATGCTCTTCTTTAGTTACTTCCTTATCGTTCAAGTACCAAGACTTAGAGCCATTAGCCCATTCTATAGCAGGACCATCTTCTCGGTGTAGCTTACCGTTCAAGTACCAAGACTTAGAGCCATTAGCCCTTTCTATAGCAGGACCATCTTCTCGGCGATACTTACCGTTCAAGCACCAAAACTTAGAGCCATTAGCCCTTTCTATAGCAGGACCATCTTCTCGGTGTCGCTTACCGTTCAAGTACCAAGCCTTATAGCCACTAGCATACTCTACAGCAGGCCCATCTTCTCGGTGTAGCTTGCCGTTCAAGTACCATTCCTTATCGCCATTAGCCCTAACTTTTACTGTGTATTCAATCATATCTTATTCCTCTCAGTGGATGTACTCGCCTAAAGCATCTTCATACTCTTGGGATTCTTTGTAGTCTATAGCTACCAGCAATAGCATACCTGTATTGGTTTGTATCTTAGATAGACAGTAAAGGCAACCTAAAACTAACACTATAAGTAAAATAAGTGCAATAAATATAGCTACTAGCATTAGTTACCTTCCTGCTCTTCTTCTTGTTGTAAACTATCGACCATAGAGTTAAGATACCACTGAGCCTTCTTCAAGTCCTCAATACCGTTCTTATACTTGTAGCGCCACAGATACTTCATTACGTTACCTTTGCAGTAGTCCCGATACTCGTCACCTAGAGAAGCCTTGATAGCGTCAATACACTCGATGCCCGATTGGTTGTAGTGACTAGGGCTATTTACGTTGTCTTCAGTATTGTCAACCCTAACCCCTTCTTCAGCTAATACCCATTTAGCCATTCCCATATTCCTTTTCTAGTATATCCATAGACACAAACGTAGGCTCAAACCTACCATTGTCAACACCTTTCATCATCACTACACCATTCCACCAGCTTAGGTTCGCTTGCCCCGCCCAAGTTTCCTCATGTCCTTTGTAGCAGCCAACCACCATACCAATACTACCCGCGTCATCCTTAAAATACACATCACGTTTATGAGAGTGGCCACATACAGAACTATTGTGACGATTGTTGATGACGGTGTAGGCATGGTGAATACCAGAAGTAGCTGTACCGTAGTTGCCAGAACTAAAGAAATGAGCAAAGTCGACACCACAGTAGTTAGCGATTGCGGGGGCGCTATTGTAGTATTCGTGGTAGTCATCGAACCAGTGGTCTGTTTGAAGATGCCCAAAGGAAATCCCGTAGCCTTGTCCCGTCCGATCCTCATTTCGGGGGTTCTCAGCAATTGCCTTTTTGATCCTATTTTCATGGTTCCCCTCAAACCCTACCCAGTGTAGTTTCTTACGCTTAAGTCTCTTGTGTGGTGCCCGGAGGCGTTCCATAGCTTCGTTGTAGTGGTTGATGTCGTTACCGTAGTTCTGCATTACTACAGCCTGAGGGTATCGAGTGTCAAAGCTATTGAGACTACACATATCAGCCCCATCACCTAAGTCAATAACCATATCAGGCTTCTCATCAGCAATGTAATGACCTAGCCAGTCAAACCTTTCATTGCCTACCTCAGGTGCCGTGTGGGCACAAGAGAATACTAGGATGTCTTTAGTCATACTCAGTTACCTCTTGTTGATCCTGTAGATATGCTCCTAGATAGAACAAGGCGTCCTCTAGGTCTATGCCATTAGTTTTAAGTAGGTCTACGATCTTATCAGCCATCTTTAGTTACCCCGAAATAAAATATGCTGCTACAACTAAGCCTACACACCAAATACCTGCCGTAATAACAGAACTTACTTGGTTTTGCTTGTTGAGTTCTACCCGAGTCTCCCGAGTGTTCAACCCAAACCATTTCCATATATTCATTCTTTAGTCCTTTCAATCCTCATCACAGTGTTCCTCCAAGATGCTATCTAGGAAAGACTTAAGTCTTAACACTCCCTTTAAATCTAAACGGAGGGTAGCAAACTAACCTAGTCATCAGACGACCCTTTATCAAGTAAAACTATATTAGAAGTTAAAGCCCATGCGGTCCTTCCGGTATCGGGGTTCCTAACTCTCACAAGACTACGCTCGTAAAGATATAGGGCTTGAAAGCCAACAACCTGTCGTACCTTTAGTCCAGCACTGTTACCTACACGGGTTGCTAAAGCAATAGTATCTCCTACGCTCACCTTTTTGCCTACAATATCAGTTACCATCTTTAGCCCTTTCAATTCTCATCTCAACTTCAGGTTCTTCTAGCCAACTCTCAGGTATAACCTTGTCAGCATATAGGAACCCATGACGCTTACACCAATCACTGTAGGAGGTCTTACTACCTTTGTTGATCTTAGTCTTAGAGTTAGTGAACACAAACCTAATGTCTAGCTTAGGATACTGCTCCTTAACCTTTAGGTGCTTTCGTCTATCAGCAGGTACAAACCGACCTTTAGTTTCTACGATGATACCGTTACTGTTAATCACAAAGTCTGGTGTATAGGACCGCCACTGGTGATCTTCCCACTTGATCTTGTGCTTTTCATATTCGTATGGGATACCTTTGTCCTCAAGGTACTTACAGTTGTCAGCCTCAAGTCCTGATCGTACCCCATACTTTAGTTGTGCTGCCTTACGTTTGTTACTCAAGAGGAGGCTCCCACATTTCACCTTCGTACCTACGCAACCACAATAGCCTAGCGTTCTCTAGCAAAGCCTCTGTGTCACCCTTGTACATCTCTAGCGCCTTAGTATACATCTCTTGCACTGTAGCACACCCCTCGTAAGCCTTCTCAGCCTTCTTAGGTCCAATACCCGGAACACCTTGAATGTTGTCTACTTGGTCCCCGGTCAACAGTTGCTTATAGAAGAAGTAATCACCTTTAGCTTGGTCTACCTCTGTCCACTCTTGCTTTGCGAAGTTGTAGTGTGTACCGGGGATCATAAGTAAGTCCTTGTCGATAGACGCTATGATACACTCACCATTCAACTCTGTAGCCTTAATACCTATAGCATCATCCGCTTCTTGACCCTCAATAACTTCAGCTAACCAGCGTATCTTTAGTTGATCCCTAGTAGCCTTGAGGTGATCAGGTTTCTCCTTCTTTCGTGTCCCCTTGTAAGGTTTAATTTTAGCTATCTCCATACGATAGTTGTTACTGCCAGTCAGATAGAAGAAGGTGTCATCCTCTAGGCTATAATCATAGGGGTAGAAACAATCGTACATGATACCACTACAGATGTCATCTACTGTACTCCTAGCTTGTACCTCACTTTCGTCTTTAGCTGAATAAGCTGCTCTGTAGGCTATGATGTCTGCGTCTACTAGAACTTTCTTTATAGACATTAATCTAGGTTCTCTGCTCGATAAATTTGACCGTCTGGTGTGCTAAACTCTAGCATATCCACATAGTCAAACCCTGTGCTACGAACGAACTCTAGGGTATTATGTGCTACCTGCCACAAGTCTTCAGAACAGAACTGTCGTGTAACCTTAGTACCTGTTAGGGCATCTTCGTAGGTGAAAGTGTATTTCTCGTTGCTCATCTATTGTACTACCTTTACTTGCTTACCTAGAGCTTTATTGATCTCTTCCATAGTCATTTCGACTACTTTAGAAGTCTGACGCTTATGCTTTTCTTCAGTTACTTCCTCATCGTTCAAGAACCAAAACTTATCGCCATCAGCCCATTCCATAGCAGGCCCATCTTCTCGGTGTAGCTTATCGTTCAACCACCAAAACTTATTGCCATTAGCCCTTTCTATAGCAGGACCATCTTCTCGGTGTATCTTACCGTTCAAGTACCAAGACTTATTGCCACTAGCACCTTCATAAGCAGGACCATCTTCTCGGTGTAGCTTATCGTTCAACCACCAAAACTTATCGCCATTAGGGTAAACTTTTACTGTATACTCAATC